CCGCGCCACGAGTTTCGTGACCTTGCTGACCTCCCCGACCCACCGATCCGGCTCGTGTTCTTTGGCCCATCGTACGATGGGCGCCTTTGCCGAAGACGTGTACCCAACAATCTCGGAAAACCCTTTGGGTTCGGACTCAAAAACGGCGCGCCAATTGGTCGGCAATTTGAACGAGACAATCTGAGCCGTTATGACGGGCTTGGACACCTTGTATATTCCCTGATTGTTTGTAAAAATAAGCTTCCGCCGGAACATCTCTTGGATCTTTCTGGCGGCGGCGGTGTTGTTGTTCATACCTGATGTTTAGGTACATTTTAATTTTCAGGAACAAAGTCGAGACCGAAAATGAATGGCTGAGCCGCGTACGAGTTTCCGTTCCAAATTCTCGACTCGGTTCGAACCTCTATCTCCCGCGAACTGAATGGCCCGGCGTAAAAGTCCTGGTTGAACTTGAATGATCCCAGCATATTCTCCTTGCAGTGCTGGTTGAATTTCTCCACAAATAGGCGCTGAGGAACACATAGATCCTTGCCAAACCGAACCTTCTCGGAACACAACAGGTGCTGGAGCGAGTTTGTGACGGTCGCAATCTGGTTCTGGACTTGCTTGAAATACTTGGGTAAAACGTTCCAAATATCCTTGTCTGCATACTTGTGCACATAGTCCAAATATGCTCGAAGACACTTGCACATAATTGCTGGCAGTTCCGTTTCCAGCTTTTCATCGAGATGAGGATCAGCAACGTCCGATGCAATCTGTCGGCCAAAATTCCATGTCGCTAAACGGCGCAGAATGGATCCGGAGTTGTCCTTCCAATTTGGAACCTCATTTCCACCCAAAATACCAGGCGTCTTCCACTGAACGCTCAAGGCTGTCTCATTCTTGCGCGCCACGGACAAATCCTCACCCGACACCAAAGACTGAAACTCGGCCTGCTCGAGCTGCAAGTCACCCTTAATCTCTGGGCTAATGAACATGAACCCTTTGTAAATGCTTTGAAGTCCAAACTTCTTTTCAATATTATTGGACAGGGTCGCCACGTCCTCGCATTCGTAAAACTTGCGAGCCACCTTTGTAATCAAAGTTGATTTCCCAGACCTAGCAATTCCCTTGAGGAAAGGGATGACTTGCCACCCGTCGAGCTCATTCACGTCAAAACATAAACGACCCATGAAAACATACGTCCACCGACACACATCCTCATCAAACCTTTGGTAATCAAGTACACGCTGCATGTGTGGGGTGGGAATATGGTACCAATCTTGAATGTCGGAGTACGAATCAAATGGCATATCAAAATATTTACATGAAACCAACGTTGGATCCAACTCGCGAAATTCTTGTGAAGAGTACTCATAAAACTTGATTTTGTATCTATTATCTTCGACACACCAGTCTTTTCCTACCAAAAGACCGTTTTGGAATGACCACGTGTGCCTATCCTTCCTAATTTCCATAAACTGAAAGTCCTTGCAATTCGTCAAGTGGCGAACAACATCTCCAACGAGGCTGCCTCGGCTCGTGAGATTCTTCCACATTTCAGGCTCGTCCTCTTTTTGTGTTGAATCGTATACAAAATCCTTAATCTCCTTGACGGGACGCCAGGCGCGCGTGTTTCGTATCTGAATACAGCATTGATCTCTGTATCGTCTGTATCCCTCGTCGTATGCCTTTTTGAGGAGGAAAAGGAGAACTTTTTGATATGGAGTTATACTCTCATCATCCTTGAGACTCGTGTCATTATTATCTATAACCAACGTCGGATTATTAATTCTATTCTGACGACGTTCCCAGATTTTGTATTGATCAAACATATCCTTACGATCATCAATCAAGCGTCGAACGCGGTATTCCAAAGTAAATTCATCTGAATTCACGTCTTTGCTTGGTCGTTTGTTCTCGCCGAGAGCATCGACACGAGTCAACAATATACGCATGCCATCGATGAACCTATTCTTTCGTATTTTAATATGCTCATGTTCATAATTTCTCGGATACTTGTCTTGATCTCGTTCCTGATTTTCAGGAAAGAGTACAAATGCCCACGCCTTGTCGGCCGCAAGCGAATTCCCTCGAATATGAAAACCAGCATCCTTTTCAGCTCGTAAAATATTGGTTTCTATTTCTTCTACAGTCCATGTGTTTATTTCTGTATTTTGATTTGCAAGTCTAATTTCCTCGGCGTGTTCAGGGGTGACATCTTTTTGAATTGTATGAACCATATCTGCTGATAAGAGAGCGCGAGACTTTTTTAAGCGGGTGCAACGATGCCAGTCGGCACCACGGGAACCATCTTGTTCAGAGCGGCCGCAATCTTGACCATGAGCTTGTTGTGTATTTCCAAATTCAGAGCAATCTTCTCGGCAGCATCCTTGAGGCTCACCAGGGCGGTCGCAACGGTCTCGCCCTCCTCCGTGGCGAGCAGGCTTCCGAGCGCCTCGAACATATCGACACCCTCGTCAAACTCCATATCCTCCTCGTCCTCATCCTCTTCCTCGGGCTCCTCCTGCTGAACAATCTTTGGTGGGGGTGCGCGTGGTCGAGACATTTGTACTATTCTTGTAGGAAAAAGGTCTCGAATATTTTCGCAGCTGATAGTAAATGCCCGGGGGCGCTCTTATGCAACTCGTCGCCTATGGCGCGCAAGACGTGTACCTGACCGGTGATCCCAAGGTGACCTTTTTCCAGACTGCCTATAAGCGTCATACCAATTTTGCCATGGAAACTATTCAGCAGACTGTTTCCGGAAATCCCAACCCTGGAGGTTTAGCGTCGGTGACTCTGTCTCGCTCAGGAGACTTGGTCGGTGATATGTATGTTATTTTACAACCAACGTCCTCGAGTTATTCAAATTTAACTTCAAATAACAGCGTGGCTGACATGGCCTGGGTTGCCGAGCGCGCCTTTGCCTCCGTGGAAGTCTTTATTGGTGGTCAGTCTATCGATAAGCACTATCAGCTGTGGTTCCGTCTGTACGCCGAGGTCTTCCTGAACGACACCAAAAAGCAGAACTACGGTAAGCTGACCTCGTGTCCTTCACCATCCAATTCTATAACATCTCCAAGTTATGTCTATTTGCCCCTCATTTTCTGGTTTAACCGAAACCCAGGATTGTTCCTGCCTTTAGTGGCTCTTCAGTACCACGAGGTTCGGATCGATTTTAGCATAAGCCCTCAGTACGCCAGTTATTTTGGAACAAATCCATTCTCCGTATTCGCCAATTACGTCTATCTCGATACAGTGGAACGCGATCGGGTTGCTAAAACTGGTCACGAGTACCTGATTGAACAGGTTCAGCACGTGAATGCAGACCCAGTTGGCTCGACGAATGAGAACACCCCAAGTGTGATACGTATGCAATACAACCACCCAGTGAAGGAGCTCATCTGGTGTTATCAGACCCCATCTGCTCTCAGCAACCCCAATTCTTTGTGGAACTTCTCATCAAGTGTATCAAACGTAAACGTGACTGTGGATCCATCCAAACTGGCAGGGTCTCAGGCTCCATTTTCTCCGGCTCATATAGGTTCCCCAGTACTTTATGTTCCAGCCCCCTTTTCATCAAATTTATACATTAATCAGACCTTTAGCAACGTGGCCGGAGTGACAATGAATGTTCAGTCAAATGTTCTTTCAGGCAACGTCTTTTGGGTCGAGAGTGGTATTCCCGTCACCTCGAGCAACACCGTGTACGGTCAGGAGGTTGGACCACTGCATCAGGCGAAGATCATCCTGAACGGCACGGATCGATTCGTGCCTCAATACGGAAAGTACTTTAACCAGTATCAGACGTACCAGTACCACGCTGGTATTCCTTACCCTGGTATCTATGTGTACAGTTTTGCCCTCAAGCCCGAGGAGCTTCAGCCAAGTGGTGCGTGTAATTTCAGTCGCATCGATATGGCTCAAATTTCAGTAAACCTGAAGACGGGTATGCCTGCATTGAGTCAACAGATGTTTGCAGTAAACTACAATATTCTTCGTATACAATCCGGTCTCGGCGGTCTTGCATTCGCGAATTAAATTCATTGCGTTGCATATTGAGTTTGCGTCTAAATTTTTTTCTTGGAGACTAGTACCAAGCGATCATGGCCGGAGGACTTATGCAACTCGTTGCTTACGGCGCACAGGATGTGTACCTGACGGGCCAGCCCAAGGTGACCTTTTTCCAGGCCGTGTACAAGCGCCACACCAACTTTGCGATGGAGAACATCCAGCAGACGGTGAACGGCACCCCCTCCAACGGCGGCCGTGTGTCTGTGACCATCGCCCGTAACGGCGACCTGGTCGGCGACATGTACATCCGCCTGCAGCCCACCCAGACGTCTTACTCTAACCTGACCTCGACCAACTCCAACTTCGACATGAACTGGGTGGCCGAGCGTGCGATCGCCGACATTGAGCTGACCATCGGTGGCCAGCGCATTGACAAGCACTACCAGACCTGGTGGCGCCTGTACGCCGAGCTGTTCCTCTCCGAGACCGAGAAGATCAACTACGGTAAGATGACCTCCAGCCCAGTGGTGTTCCCCGACTCCACCAACACCAACAGCGTGTACCTGCCTCTGCTGTTCTTCTTCAACCGCAACCCCGGCCTGTACCTGCCCCTGATTGCCCTGCAGTACCACGAGGTTCGCCTGGACTTCGACCTGACCAGCTATTTCACTAGCTACTTCGGCACTAGCGCCCCAGTTTTCGAGGTGTGGGCCAACTACGTGTACCTGGACACCGAGGAGCGTCGCCGTTTCGC